CTTGGCTGTCTCCGCAGCGGTCTTGGCTGTCGATGCAGATGTTGCGCTGGATGCAGCAGCAGTAGCACTAGAGGCAGCAGCAGCTGCACTTGTCGCTGCTTCTGTGGCTTTAGTGGTTGCTGTAGTAGCGTTTGTTGCAGCGTTCTGAATAGCACTAAGGTTATTCGTTATGTTTGTCATGTTGGTCGTTTGACCAGCCACAGTTGTTACATTGCTGCTTATTCCTGCAACTGTAGTTACATTGGCTTTGATAGCAGCAAGGCCAGAGATAGCATCTGTTGCAGTGGTGCCATCCTCAATGTCGGCAAGTGCTGCAATGTCAGCGGTGATGGCCGCAATGGTAGAAACATCACCGATTTTAGGACCAGCCTCTGGCAAGCCCGTTGTCGTATTAAAGGCAAGCGTTGTGCCTTTTCGTGTATCAAGGTTTGGAAGAGACAATGTAGCAGCAGTATCAGAATCTGCCAGCTTCATGGTACGGCCAATTTTAGTCTCAAGCTCCTGCTCAATCGCAAACAGCTTATCCAACTCTGTATTAAGGGCAGAGATATTAAATGGACCTGATGTGGGGAAGTCAGTTGTTCTTGTTACAGGAATATCTCGAAAAATTGTGAACTTAGTAGAAGCATCGCTGTAAGTATCACCTAGCGTAATGTTACCGCCAGAAAAACCGTCATCTACCGCAGTGCCACTAACGGCAAACGTGCCGGTTCCAGTTCCTCTTGTAAGGGTGGTGTCTGTTCCAGCAGCGCTCGTAACAATTACATTGATGTCATCAAGACTGAAGAAGGGAAAGTCGATAGTCAACGTAGTCGAGTTTGCAGTCACCGCTTGGGTGTACTGTACTCGAGCATCACTATCAGCAATTGATATAGTAGCCATAATTACTTATACCTTCCTGTCTTGGTCATGTTAATTCACTTTGCTTGTCCATAGATTTTGTCCAACAAAGGGTCAATAACCGGATGATTGCCCATTGGCTGCAAAAACCTCAAGCTATCCTTTGTGTCTTGGTTAAAATTGCCATTCATAAGATCTTTTGTAACGCCACCAAGATTCATAATCTGACTTGATGCAGGGCCAAAAATAGATCCTATTTTGGCTTGAGGCGGCATGTACCTCTTTTGATCCTCTAGCAAAGCGGGACGAAGCCCATAACCATAATTACTAAGCTTCTCAACAACATTGTTTACGTCCATAAATGAGCCAAGCAAACCTGATCTATCTACAGCATTAACTAGCTTTTCTCCAAAAGTCTCATCTTTGTCGATTCCATACTGCATTCTCTTTATTTCATTTACTATAGCCCCAGCTCCGACAAGTAAGAATGCACCTTGCCAAAAGGCACCATCTCTTTCCTGTAGCCCAGAAGTCAAAAGCCTCATATTTGCCGACTGACCAAAAGACTTAAACTGTGTCATCAGTGAGCCAAACTCAGTTGATGTCCACAATGCACGATCACCAGCCCCAGGAGTAATGATAATTCTATCTACGTTCTGGTTTAAGGCTGTTCTAAAAGTAAGCCTTTCAGTCTGTCCAGCAGCCCCCCAAAGCTCAGTATTTGGCAGCCACTCACCATCAACTTGCTCTCCGTGCTTCTTAATCAGCATCTGCATTCTCATGTGCATTTGCTGATCTATTCCATTCTTTAATAGTTTTTCTTTGTCAGCTTTCGACAGCTTACCCCAAGGATTCATAATGGCTTCTGTCATGCGAAGAGTGGTGACTCCACCAGCAAACTCTTTGAGAAACTGGTTCCACATATTAAGGCCATTAATAAAAAACATTACAGAAGCGCTTTGATTGAGAAACCTTTCTGCCGCTGTTCTGTTGCCAAATATGTCGCCTACATCAGACATTGCCTGAGATCTAAGTCCAAGAACTGCATCAGCAGCAACGCCAGACTGGTTAAGCTCACGATCCTTTAAGGTTCTCAGTATCTTTGCCTGATCTCTAAAAGCCCTCTTAAATCCTTTACCGTATGCGTTTTGAAATCCCTCAACCATTACAACACGAACAACATCAGGTATTGATGAAACTGTTGCCCCACCCATAAGGGTGATAACATTGAATGACTTCATAGCCCTCACAAACCTACTAGACATAGCGTGAGGATCTTTTGATGCTCCATATGTTCCACGAAGCCTGTCACGAATGGCACGAACATCCCTGAGATCATTCATCATCTGCTTACGCATGGCATCTTTTTTGGCTGGGTCCTTAACAGACTTTATCATTCGCTCCCATTCATCTGTTATTTGATCCACAGCAGCTTTCATGTCTATGCTGCCAAAGCGCTTTGTAAGCTCTATGTCCATTCCCATTGTACGAACATGGTGACGAAGAAGAACCTCAATGTCGCTCTCAAGAAATTCCTCGATAACTTCATCTGGAATCTCAAGCTCTCTGGCCTTTGCAGATCCGGGGGCAACAACACCTTCAATGTTTTCAACAGCCTCATCAGCAATAATAAATGGCTTTGACCTTGTTATGGTATCGTAAACATCATCAACATACTTTGTTGCGTCAGCACCCCTTAGCCCAAGCTTTTCGTGAGCGTATTGCCTGATAATCATTTTAAATTTATCTGGATTTGCCTCAATCCTGTCTATTCGATAAAGCCTTGGAACATAGCTCTCTGCTGTATTAAGACTTACACCTTTTTCTCTAAGGTCTTTCAACCTCTCCTTAAGTGTAGAAACCAAAGCATCGTCACCAGCAGCTTTAGCAGCCCTAATAGATCTTTGAATTTCACTTTCAAATAAACGAATCTTTTCTGCTTCTTCTTTTATAAACTTAAAGACAGTTCTTGATTGCTTGGCAGCCTGACTAACGTATTGGCTTGCAGCATCACCAACTTGGTCAACATCGCCCCTACGCATTGCTTGACCAATTCTAATACGAAACTCGGCTTCAGTGATAAAATCGGTATTTCTAGTAAACTTGTCTTTTAAGCCAATGCCCATAATTTGAAGAGCCTGTCCGGCATCACTGGGACGTGCAACAGCACCGCGATAGGCAAGGTATGCCCTGTTAGATTCCCTCAAAGATTCCACTAATGGACCAAGATATGTGGAAGCAAAAACCTTCTCCACTCCTTGATCCATAGCAATTCCATCATCAACCTTCTTCTGCATTACACCGCCCATATCAACAAGCTGAGCAGTAATCCCACGCACAAGGGGGTTGTTACTTTGAAGCATCCTTAATACTGGGTTAAGAGGGGCCTTTTCTAATCCAATGCCAGTTTCTTTTGCCGCATCCCCTTCAAGGGTCTTTCTAAGATTCTCTCGATATAGGGGAGAATCTGGGTTCATGGCAGCACCAGCATTGCCTCCACCTGTATAATAAGGCTCATCATCAGCTTGCTTTGCGAGGTATTTGGATTTTGTAGATCTAGCTATGTACTTTCCAAATGCCGCATTAGCAGATCCACTAATAACAGCAGCAAGACCAACTGCTAAGCCAGCCTCTTGAATTGTTCGTGTTTCATTTGCAGCCCCTAAAACCATCTGCTCAGCCGCAATAGGAGCGGCACTAAACGCAGCTCCGGTGCCAAACCTAGTAACCATTCCTGGGGCAGCCATGTATCTTAAGGGAGCAAGAGGCAGGGCGCTTGTTGGCGTAAGAAGAGCAGCTCCCATAGCCACACCTGTTGAGTTCGAGCTACTTAAAACTTGCTGATCTTCTAGCTCTTGGTCAAACCTTTCAAGCCTCATTGCTGTTTCAGCAGCGCTTTTAGAATCATAAAAACGCCACCAAGAGTCCTCTCTCCCTTTTAGTTGAGGATCTCCTGCAAAATCATAATCAGGATCATCATCGATGTCCTTAAGCATGTCATTAATTACTCGTCCAGCAGCAGCAATAGGATTAACTTGCCTAAAAGCAGCTCCCCATATCTCACTACTATTATCAGTAAACATCGCCATGCCAGCTTCACCAAATTGATTGGCTTTTAACGTCTCAGCAACAGGACCGGCGCTTGCCAAATCCTCATCAATAAGGCGATTGACCATATCTTCGTATGATTCATCTGGCTTCGCCTTCGGGGGAACATAAGGCTGAAAAGGCTCAGGCTTTACATCTGACGGCCTTGTAACGGATGTAAGGTTAAGGTCATCACTCTCTACCTTTACAGGCTCAAGGCTTGCAACAGGAGGTGCCGGTATAACCTCATCATCAAGACGATCTAAGGGAAAAGCCTCCTCGCTTACAGAATCATCTGCGCTTCTTATACTTTCTATCTTGCCCTGAACAAGATTAACAAGTTCAGGATTTGATAAGTCCCTTACATCTTTTTCTTGTGTACCTGTTGGTGCAGTACCCAAATCCTCAAAGTCACCACGATCTCTGCCTTCAAAGATCTGTGCTTCTTGAATACCGTACTGAACGTCTCTTCTTAACTCTTGTTCAAATTTTTTTTTTGCTGCGAGTTCATCCTCGCTTAAGCCACCGATAAAGTAATCTGCTTCTAAGTTTCGTCGGGTTTTGTAGTTGTCCCCAAAGTTTCTTAGATTCTTCTCAGCAGCATCCCAATCATCGGATGTTACCTGTCTCCAGAAGTTTGGAGTTTCGCTTTGCAAATCACCATACTGAAATGCAACTGATGCGATTACTGTTGCTTTGTGCTTAGGGAGATCATCAAAGGATTCGCCAGTTGCTGCTTGCCATTTGGTTTGCAGCTTTTCTACAGCATCTTTCTTGGAAAACTCATCAATAGTCTTGGCTTCTGGATCAGTAATAAGAAGATTGCCCGCAACTTCCTCTGCTTGCGCTCCCTTGATACCAAGATAGGGAGTAAGCTTATCAATAAGGGTCTTTGGAAGGCCCGTAAGATCCGCAAGATTTCTTGCCCCAAGATCAAATCCGGTAGCAATTGTAACACCAGAATCAGAGCCATCTGCATCAGGAACGTATCCTGTTAAGCGGCCCTTACCTTCTCTTGCGCTAATGAAGTCCCAATCAATATTGCTCATTCGTAAGCCTCTCTGGCAGCATAGACATCAGAATCACCTCGCAGCTCACCATTCATAAACCTAAACAAAATCTCCATATCAGCTCTATCAGAAGGACTCATGCTTCTTTGCAATCCTTCTTCGAACTCATAAAAGGGATTGTTTTCTACAATAAAGTTTAGAACCCTAGAAAAGGTGCTGGGATCTGTCAGGTCTTCATAATTTTCCTGTATCTCTTCCATAGCGCCACTAACAACTACTGATTTCATCATTGGTATGCTCGCCATAAACCTTCTTATCTTGTCATTCTTAACGCTAGAAAGAGCAAGCTGATAAGTGGCGTTTTGCATACTTGAGTTAAACTCAAATCGATAGTCATTTAAAATATTGTACGCTTGATTTGTTTCTGTATCGACAACGCTTACTGTGTACCTTTGATCTCCACCAACAGCAGTGTTGGCATTAAGGATGATAACTCCGTCGCCTTCTAATAAGTCTCTTTGCCTTTTCCCAATCATAAACTCAGGACCAAGAACTCTTTGACGTATGTCAGAGAAAACAGCTTCGCCAACATCATCTACAGGTACGTCTCCAAATGACTTCTTAGCAGCATCATACCAAGGGTAAACGGCCCAGTATGGATTGTTATCAGAGTCAATACTTATACCGACTAAGCCATTTCCCTTTCCGTCAGCAGACAAATTTACAACAGCGTTCTTAATAGCTTGCTGTAAAGAATCTTTGTCGTATCCAACAATTTGTCCTGTAGCAAATTGATTTTGAACATCAAGTTCAACTAGCCTCATCAAACGATCATCGCCGATATAAGCTTCATCAATATCTCCAGCCATTCCAGAGGGACCGCTACTTCTCAGTCTGTCAATGATGTTCAATTCTCTAGCATCTTTTGTATCTACAAACGGAACAAAGTTATTAACAAAAAAGTCAAAGTATCCCTGACCACTTACAGAATCCTTAAACTCGCCTCTAATTGCAGATCTTAAGTCAGGGTAAGCATTATCAAGATTTCTCAAAACTCTTGCTACGCTATTGGTCGAATCGCCAGCGGTAGCCATTGCATCACGATAAGCAATCCTGCCTTTGATAGCAGCTATTTCGTAATTGCCAACATTAATGCCGTGCTCTTTCATAATGTGACGAGCAATTAGTTCAGGCATAGCAAGATCAGTAGAGCCGCCAGAAGCTGTGCCTCTTTTTATGCTCTCAAATATTTTATTAAATATCTGAAGCTTTGTTACAAAAGCTTCTTCTGAAAGATGTGCAGCACCATTAAGATCTGCCAAACCCTCCTGAAGCTCAGCAGGAAGGATCTTGTACTTAAGAAAGAATTTAGTTGCTAACTCAAAGTTCTGCTCCCTAACTTCTGGGTCTGAGTGAGTCCAGATTGATCCAGTTTCGTCAGGAATAAACCTTGCACTCAAATTGCTTTGCAAAAGAGATATTTGGGTTTTACTTGCAGTGTTATTTTCAACGGCGGCCCTAGCAAGGAAAAGATTTTTATTTTTTTCAATGTAAGACTTTCTTTTAGTCAGGTATCCATTAACCATGGTCTGATAAGCAGAACGAGTCATAACTGCGCCATCACCAGTTCCGACATAGCCCCTTTCTTCCAGAGACTTTAGCTGACCATTTAACCACTGCTCAGTAACAGAAAAATCTCCAGATGGCCCAATCTTTGACCTAATGAAAGCAATAGAAGAATCGCCTTTTTCCTTCATGGATCCAGTAACGTCTTCGTTGTATTCTTTTAACTCAGCATCTAAAACGCTCTGATATGCAGATATAAACTCTGTATACTTAGCTGCCGGAAGCTTCCCATTTTCCCACATAGATATAATGCCAGCTCTATTGCCGAGAAGCTCTGACTCTGAATAGTTTTGTGGGTTTTTGATAGCGATCATAAATGTATCAAACATTTCTAGATTTGCAGCTTTTTCGGCAGCTCTAGAGGATGCCGCAGCATTAGCCAGACTTGATTGATAGCTATTAAAGTGACTTATAAGGGTTTCTTTCTGGGCTGTATTTACGGGCAAAGCTAATATTTCAGTCTTAGAGCTAATTTCTCCAAGAGTTATTGCCAGCCTAGCATCATCATAAACATCACGCTCTGTGTCGTTCTTTTCTTTTTCAACAGCATTCGTAATGGTGGCAAGCTGAGTTAAATGATTACGCATCTCTTGAGCAACAGCGCCGCCATCTATATTTGGATCATCACTGAAATCATTCTCTAGTTTTTGAATTTCTTTAAGAGAGGCAGACAAGCTTCCTGTTGATGTATAGAACCTTTCAATGTGAGCAACTGATGCTCTCGTTGCCACCTTGCCAGCAATAACCTCCCTCAAGGCATCTATTTGATCCGGCTTGTATCCAATAGTCCCAAGGGTTTCAAAGGCTTGCTCAATTTCCCCATTAAGATCTGATATCATAGCAGCATGGCCCTGTGCGGCCATTTCATCAACACCAGAGCCTTTTGCCGTAATTACAGAAACTCTGTCAGTCAAATCATCAATATGCTCGAGCATTATTCGCTCTTTAGTCTCGTTAGCATCTTGAATCATTGCGGCATTGGCTTGCCCTTCTACCGCAGTAAACTGAGCTACAATATTAGGCATTACATAAGCCATAACCTCGTCTTCAACGCCAAGGTTTTCTATGTAGCCATCTAATGCACCACGAACCCCATCAGGATCTGAGGGATTAGCAGCCAAGGCTGCTCTCGCAACATTCCTTGCATCAAGGTTAATGCTTGCTGCATATGTGCTAAGAGCCGCCTTTTTATATGCCGCCCTTAAGGATTCTTTTTCATTGGACCCAAAAACCTGACTCTCAATAGAATCAGAAAGGCTAAGGTTGGTTAAGGGAACAAGATTTTTGTCTTTGTCATATGTAGCGCCAGCAGTTCTGCCAGCAGCCTCAGCTTCTAGTATTGCTGCATTAAGATCATTCTTACGCATGTCAGCGCCAAGATTGTACATCTGGGCCGATATCTGATCGTACTGAGCGGCAGCAGCTTTATAGCCGCTTAGGTTAGGCATACCATTAGGACGAACCCTAGTAGAAAGACCTTCTGTTTTCTTAAAAACCATTACGCGCTCATAATCCTAGCTGCACCAGCTGCTGTCTTTGCAAAACCACCAAGCACGACCGCTTTTCCAGCAGCTCTTGACCCAGCAGCACTCAATTCATACTTTCTTCTGTTTGCAAGGCCCATAAGCCTTATGTTTGCAATGTCCTGATTTGCTAGCTTCTTCTCATCATCTCCCAGTGCCAATACACTTGGGCTTGTGCCAAGGGCAACACCCTGAGAAGACATGCTTGTACCAAGAGACGCAAGCTGCTTTCTAAGAAGAAGCCTTCTTGCCTCTTCTTGCTGACCAGCTTCAATTTTGGCCATCTCTTTTTGCTCTTCATAGGAGCGAGCCTCCATCTCATATGCAGACTTCTGCATATTGGCGGCCTTCATGGTCATCACTAGACTAGCTACTTGAAGTCCAACACCCATTAGATTTCTACCTCCAACAGCAAGCCATTTAGTGTTAGTGGCAACGGCTGGTCTTGAGTCACTGTAACTGTCCCCTCAGATGACCACCCCAAAAGATAGATTTCTTTTCTATTGCTAATAGGCGTAGGCTCTTGAGAGAAGTCATCCGTAACACGCCTGATTAAAACACTTGTACCTTTTGTTTTTACATCTAGCGATTCATTAAGATCAAGCACAGCCCTTACAATCCTGCGCTTCTGACCAACTGATATACCATCTGGTAATGTAAACTCAGGGGGCAGAGTCGTCATTGTGGGGGTGTAGTTAATCCCAATCTCTACATTATCAACGGGTGTCGTAAGCGTAAGCTGCCCAGATCCATTGGTAGTATATGTCCCTAATGAGTAGTTGCCAGATTTAACAACAACTTCTGTGTTAGGCAAATGACTAACAGTCCAGGTTGTTATTGCAGATCCATTTGTCTGTTTTGATGCTGCATCAATATGATATTCGTTATCAAGAAGCTCTAGGAAGGTCTTTGTCTGACTGTTGATTGTGCGCTCAACAACAACAAATATTTGCCTATTTACATTAACAACATTCTTAAATAGGCCATTTGTGGTGTACTCAGCCCATCCCTGAAGGGACTCTTTACGAATGCTAACCATGACTGGCATCTTGCCAGCAGAGTTTACTGTATACAGATATGCTTCTACCTGATCCGACGCTTCACGTTGGGCCACCATATCAACTGGCGATCCAATCATATGTTGAGACAGCAACGTAAGAGCATCAGAGTTGTAGGCTTGGCTAAGGTCAGAGTAAACAAACTCCCTGACAGCACCTTTAGATTTAGTCAAAAAGACCAATGCGCCATCAAACTCAACTGGAGAAACATTTCCGCTGCCATAAGATGTCTGGCGCTTAATTGCTATTGTACTTGGAGTCAGCGGCCTGTTTTCAGTCGTCGGAACAAAGAGTTCAGCTTCCGACGTAAAAATCGATAAATGACGAAAAGATTGAATCGTCTTGATTTCAGAGACTTGGTTCTCTGCAATCTGGACTTGGATTGATTCATCATCAAGACCTGTCCCCACATCGAAATTAAAAAACTCCCCAACCTTTGACATAAACAAACTATTGGGAAGATCTTTTGATCCACCAAATATCAAGCGCTGATCGTGAAAAGCAACGCTTCTTGCATAACCACGCTGAGAACAGAATACCTGTTCCTTCCAAGTATCTCTAGCATTTGTGTTTGCTACAGCAGCACTAAATGTACCTACAACTTCTGTTGTAGAGGTAAAGCCAGTAATAGATATATGAACAACAGTTCCAGCAGAGTCGGCATACTCAATCTTGTCGCCTACATCATTTGCACTAAAAACTGCTGAGCTTGCAGTAAATGTCTGAGAGTTTGTGTTTGAGTTCTGTGGCGTAATTGTAATAGATGGAGATGAAAACCTGAAATAGGGCTGAAAGGTTTTTCCATCTGCTGAGTCAAAAGCGTAATCAACACGGGCAAATGTATCTACCGCTGTTCTAGTGATCTTCTGCATTGCCATATCTGGATGAACGACAACCATCGTATCTCCAGACTGAGACACCTTCAGCTTACTAATCATCGCTGTGGTCCAAGGACAGGATGTAATAGTCTGAACGATTGTTGTTGGGCTTGAGGCATCAACTACTTCTAACTTTGTGTTAGAAAATAGAAGAATATATGCTTCATCCTCATCATAGATATAAGGCTCTACCTGATAAGCTGTATTTGTAATTGTCTGTAAATATCGAAGGCCACCTCTACGGCGAATACCACCCTGCGAGAGAATACGGTAGTTCTCAAGATCCTTTACACCATTCTTATAGGCATTGGAGTCCACTCTCGATGTAAAGAGTGGGGTTAGCTCTCCAGATGTGAAGTTAGTGTAGAAGTCTCTGAGCAGAGCCATTTAATTATGTGCCTTCTATTTCTTGAAAGATTCCATTTCCAAGTCTAGCACGATGGAATCTGCTGAGTCGCAGACCCTGTGTTGTTACCTGCTGGCTATCCCTTGCCTTTGCACGACGGAACTGTGCGTCAGCAAGTGTAGTGTATGAGCTTGCAACATCTGCTTTGCGTGTTACTGACAAAGCCAAAATGGATGCAAGTCTGAATATTGTCCACATGGTAAATGTCGGGGGCCAATACTGTGTCTCAGGACGAAACACATAGTTCAGAACAACTGTGTCTTCTGCCTGTGCATTGATATAAACATAACGCTCGTAGATATCATAACGCTGCGGCACATCATCAATAGTAACAGTTATAACTTGTAACGTATCTGGATTGGTTGGCAGCGCATAAGCAGCATCCCATCGATCAACGGGAACATCAGTCAACCTAGCAAGCGTCTGCTGTCCTGTAGCAAAATTCCAGTTATGTTGGCTTAAACAATCAGCAACGACATCTTCATAGATTGTGTTGGCGACAAGAGCTTCATCAGTAGCGTCCGTAAATGAAGTCAATGGCTCCAAACCAATCAGAACCATTGCCTTTTGTGCTACTTCGATATCTGTGGATGGAGTAGTTGGCATTTATGCCATTCCTTGATTTTTCTTTTTCAGGATCTGTTCTTGAAGATCTTTCGGCAAAGTTTTTTGCTTTGCTGTCAGGGTAGCCTTACCCATTGTTTTCGTTTCTTTTTTCTTAGGACGACCCCTTTGAGATCCATATGTTCCAGGACCATTAGGCATCAGTAACCCCCACCCTTGCGTGGCTTAGGCTTCTTAACTGTCTTTTTCATTAACTTGCCCTTTTTCCAAGAGTTGCATTCTTGCCAAGAGTGACTGTCGCATTACGACGCTTGATAGTCTTGGCAGATGAGGAAGGGGCAGCTTTCGCTGCCACCTTCTTTTTTGCTGGTGCCTTAGCCATTAGTCAGTGTCAGAGCCTGACAAGCTGACCATATCGGCAACGTCAACGGTAGTTCCATTGTTGGCGTTGACTACGAAAATGCCGTACTCAGCTGTGCCGCCAGTTGATGTGTTGGCGAAGATAACATCACCAACATTCATCTCACTTGCAACACTGTTAAAGTAACCAGCAGTATCGATAGTCGCCTTCGCATCTGTCGTTGTGTAGTGCCAGATGTGAAAGCCATTGCCGCTGTAGTTTACCAGAGACAGATTTGATGCGGTATAAGCCATTTTTGCCTCCCTACTTCTTCAGCTCAAGTTCGAAACAACCTTCAGCATCGATCAGAGTTGCGTTCATTTGCATCTTGTTCAGAACAAAGTACGCATCCTTATCGTTATGATACTGCATGTTGGACGAAACGTCAGCCCCGATTGCATGACCAATGGAGCCGCTGTGCCATGCAAAACACTTACGATGTGTTGTGCCAGCAGCATCAGATCCGTTTGTCTCATCAAGGCCAGAGAATGGGAACCACATGAAGCCAAGCCATTCCTTGGCAGTCATAGCATTGTTGAAGGGAAGGTCGCTCTCACCAACGTAGTTAGTGCGAGAAAACTCATCCAGATCAAGAAGCTGTGACCATTGCTCCCAGCCAACGGCAACATAACGCTGACCATCGTCAGGAACGCTATTGTTACCAAAAAGCTCCATCAAGCCAAACGCCCAAGCAAGAGTAACACCGTTGCTTGTTTCATTATGGTTTGAGCTTGTGGCATCCATAGCAGCCAGAATCAAATCATCGGTCTTACGGCCAAGTGCATATGCACCAGACTGCTGAGCGACAAGCATCTCATCGTGGTTGATACGGAGCTGGTCAAGATCATCTACCCACTCACCAGCAAAGTAATCCTCAAGGGTTACGCTGACATTTGTGTGGGCAAGATTCATAGGTGCGACATTACCATGCCGCGCTTTGGTTGTAGCAAAGCCCTTACCGATCTTTTGGAACGTGGTCTTATTCTTGACCCCATTCGCAGTACGAATGGTGTTCCGGAGTTTGGATCCCATGCGCTGGTACGCCATGTGAACGCCAGACTCAAACTCCTCGATAAAGGAAGTGCTAATGGTTGGTGTAGCCATTATACCCTCCTCAGGGTTGGTCGAGTTAAAACAAGTTCGATTCTAGTCTGGTTATCCATCAGCGCAGGGTCCGGAGATTATCCATTGCATTAGGGCCGTCTAGTACAAACAACATGTCACACTATTTTCAGCTTGTTAATTCACATTAACGGTTTCGCTTTGAATAGTGATCAAATCCTGCACGAACCTTAGCAATAAATGAAGGATCCTTTTCTTTCCAATATTTAGGATCGTTCTGCATTGATCTAAGATCATCCAAGGATATAACTTCCTGAAACTCTGTCTCAGAAACCATATTGAACTGAGGCTGACCATTCAGTTCCATCAGTTCTTCAAACAATTGAACCATGTTAGATGAAGCAGGAATGTTTGCAAAAACATTATACGCTTCTTCAGTCAGGCTTGTTCTTGCCCAACCATCTACACGGGTAAGCCTGTCTTCTGCATACTCACCAAGAGCTTCAGCTTCCACGCTCCAGTCTGGTCCACGCTGAATATCAGCCTGTGCATACTCATTAATTAGGCCATCAAACTCATCTTGTGAGAGGCCATACTCATGAGCCTTTCCCTTAAACCACCCAAGAAGCGGGTCATCTTCATCAACTGTGTATTCAAGACCTTCTGGTGCAGCAAAATTAACATCGTAGTCTGCTGGGCTAGCAGGAGCATCTTTCATTGCTTCCTGATTAATCTCATCGATGACTTGCTCACGCATATCATCTTTACGCTGATAAAACCCGCGTTCCAGCTCGCTATAGCTTTTCGCTAGCTCTTCTGGGCTTTTGAACTTCTCTGGAAGCCAATCTGGTCTATCTGTAAATGATTCCTCAGGTTGCTCCTGCATATCTGCCTGAACCTGTGACTGTTCTTCAACCTCTGCGGTTTCTTGTAGTTCCTCACTCATTTAGCAATCCCACTTCCTTAGTGCTTTGTTAATACGACTATTAGGATCATTCCTTGTCTTAGCTGATGTCAGCTTCTTTTTCATGCCTTTCATTCTGGCACAAAAAGACTTACGCCTTGCTGCTGCCTTTGGGCTTTTCTTGGCCTGTTCTTTTGAAACTGGGCGTTTGATATTTTTCCCCTGCCTTCGCAGCGAACGCCTTCCAGCTTCGTTCAGGCCTCCCTCTGGGTTTTGTCCCGCTTTCTTTTGCCATGTGTCTGCCATTACTCCCCAACCTTTTTCATGGCATCCTTATGTGCCTGAGTGAAGGTTGATCCACCCATCATTCTTTTAGTCATAAAATCCATATGCTTTTTTGTATGATGCTTAGAATGCTTCTTCATGGTGGCTTTTTGCCTGTCGGTAAGCTTTTTCTTTTTATCTGCCATTACGTCCTCGCATATGTTGGTTTCTTGCCACCGCCAGAAGGATTGGTTGCTTTCTTCCTTCTGGTTGCACTTTTCTTTTCAGATGAACTCATACTTGCCGCTTTTGATGAAGGAACACACTTCGGATAGCCCCTGCCATCGCCCATTTTGCGACCACAGGCAGGATGCTTTCCATCTTTCTTTGTGGATATATCTACCCACTTTTCATCAAACCATTTAGTAAGGCTCATTTATATTTGCCGCCCATCTTCTTATACTGCTGAACCAACTGGCCGCTTGCATATGCGCTAGGCCATTTCTTCACTCTTGCCTTTACAATAGATTTAGCTCTTGCATAAAGACTGGGGTTTGCTGGTTTAGCCATCTCCTTGCTTCCTTCCTTTTTCGCAACGTGCTTTTATAATTGCAACAACCCACCTTGCCCCCTCTGCATGGGCTAATACTTCGATATTTGTTCCTGCAGGATGGATACTCTGCGTTGTAATGCTCTCAAGGTATTGTAGGAAATCCCTACCAACGCCTGTACCAAACAAAGCATAGGCCTTAGAATTAAGGTCAGCTTCAACGTCACCAGTATATCCACGACCATCAACTGAAATCGTTCCACGCTGTTTGCTCACTATTGTCCCATTCCACCTTGTTGAGCTTGCATAAGCTGCTGAAGTGTTTCTACGTTGCCTTGAACCTGTTGCGGATCTGCAAGCAACTCTTCCATAATCCCAAACTTCTGAGCAAGGTATTTAACAACTTTCTCTTGGTTATAAAGAACTGGCGTAATCTCAGGGCCAAAGGTGGAGGCGACAGTCTGCTGAAACCGTACAAAATCAGAGACGTCTTGCTGGTCCTGCGCCCTCAGCAAGGGAGAAACTGGGACGATGCGGAGTTCGCGGCCATCCACCTTTGGTATGTCTAAGAGGCCCTGCTTCTTATAAATATAGACGATCCTCTCTACGAGAGGCTGGAGAAACTCCTTCTGCATCCTGCCAGCAACGGCACCCATATCTCGTGCAACGTCTGCAAGACGCTCACTGACTTCGGTAGCAGAGAGCGGAGTCCTCGCATTAGGGCGAGTATCCAGTTCGTCAATGAATAGAGCCTTACGGACGTTGCGGCGCATATCATCTAACACTAGCTGCGCTACGTCAAACCTTCCTGGACTTTGAAGGCTATCAATTACACTTCCGGGGCTTCGAGGTATAAAGGTTCCTGGCTGAATAGTAATGTTGTCAGGATTAAACACACCGTCGTCGTCATATACATAGCTTCCTGAGATAGCCATTTCAGCATTCTCAAGAATAAGCTGCACAGTCAGGTTCAATGTTTTAATTGCTGGCATTGCTTGCAGAACAGGACCACGACCCCATACCTCAAAGCCTGACTTTGACCAGCGTGTCGTAATCCAAGGAGTTGCCCCACGACCACTAAGTTTCTCTTTCAGAAGGATGCACTGATCTGTCTCTGATATTAGATAGTAGGTGTACTCATCCTTAAACTTGTTGCTTGCATCATACATTGTAGCTTCAATGATGCGGGTCTTGCGGTTTGGATTTTTGCGCTGCTCTTTCAGCATCTTTTCTGTGTATTTGGCTTTTGGGTAACGATGCTTAACCTCAGTAAGGTCTGTATCGTAGTTCCAACGGAACCAGTCAGTGACTGTATCCATACGGCCCGGAAGCAAGGCAAGGTTAGTTGGAGGGACAGAAGTAAAGTGCAAGTCGCCCATAAAGCGACCCTCTTCTGCAAGAAGGTTCATGGTGCCAAGACCAAGATCCTGTAGGCCTTCGTGCATCTCTGCATTAAAGTTAGAGTTACGCAAACCTTCATGAATAAGGTCTGTAATACGATCCAACTCTTCCTCTAGGGACTTGCTTCTTAGTTCTTTAGGAAACTCGGGGCCGGGTAAAAGTCGGAATGCACGACCATTTGGTGGAAAGAAGCCAAGTTGTAAGCGAGAAGCAAACTTAGGCAAGCCCACCACAGCAGTCTCGTCATAGATATTCTCTGTGCGACGAGCGGCAGCACTTTCTTGGAAAAAGCTCTCACGATGAGGAAGAACGTAATCATAGATCTCTTCCCACAAATCAGTCCAAGAGTTCCAGCGACCCTTAGCCTTCTTAAAGCGATCCATTACACGCTTTAGTTCTTGCTTGTCGCCCCCTTCAGATGAAGGTGGAATAGGACTGCCGTCGTCTACCTGTGGTGCCACGCCTAACTCCTTACAGACTTGCCAAGGTTTTTACGACGATAGCCTGTAAATCCCTCTAATTCTTCTTCTTGTAATGAACGAGTACCCAAAAGGTTAGCGCGTTTCTTGCGCTCCATATCGGCAGCACGACGCTCTGACTCTGCTTTTTCTTCAGCTAAACGCTTTTGCTCAGCCTCACGCTGCTTGACCAGCTCTGGGTCAGGCGGTGGCGGCTTGGGAGCAGACATGAATCCCATCTTCATCTCCTTCTTGTTTCGTAAAGATGATACGGTGTTCTTTTTTAATCAATTCACAATACAGCTGATACGGAGTTAAAACCCAAGGTTTTCGCATTCCAATAATGTGCTTAACAAAAGTAACGCAATAGAGCCATCTAGGAGTATGTATCGTATTCTCTTCGGAATCTATTTCAACGCATAAGCAGTTTTCTGTCATATCATAGGCAAGATAGTCGGCCTCTTCGCCAGATAAAAGCTCAAAATTAAAGCGCTGACTAGCACACTCAAATCTTAACCACAAATCCAAGTCTGGATCATACCTGACGGCAAATACATGACCAAAATCAGGCCTATGAGCGGTAAACAGTCGCCATGTACCTATATTATCTGCCTTTCTAAAGCAAATTATCCATTTCATGCCCTAAGTCTCTTAGATCTGAAGCCATTACGTTGTTTTTGACGCTCAAGGGGATTACCAACCCTCGCAACGGTTGTATGGGAAGCCCGTTTGCTCCCACCGAACACCACCCTACGACCCTCACCGCCCCCTAAAAAGGCATACTGCAAGGCATCGTGGATATGAGAAAACCTATTCTTTGCCGGCCTCTCTTCAAAACGCTCATTGCCCATATGATATTGACGTTTGTACTGGTAGCCACCTTCAAAGCCAGAGACAAGAACAGTGCAGTTAGGGCTGATTGCAACAGAAGGATATCCATCTACCATTCTATTTAACGCACCATCAACGGCTTCGATACGAATCTGAACATCATTGCTTGGCGCAGGATAAGCTTGGATGCCTGCGGCCCTTAATATCATAAATGGCGTTTGCTCAGATGTCTGTGCCATCTGGTTTCCTGCTGGATCACCTATGAACTTGAACTCGTGCTTGTCCCATCCTTGTCTTGAGATCTCTCGCTTGAGGATATCTGCGAATCTTCCCGCTCCCATATCCTGCCCGATAACCTCGTGGAATATCGTCCACTTTCCCGAATGGAGTTGTTGTGTAAAGACTGCCGACGGCGTGCGGCCAAAGTCAATGCCAACGATAATCTCCCTGCCATCGATCGGCTCAATGGGTGATTGGGCAACATGGGCTTCCTTTCTAAATGATTGGTAAACAGCTTTTCCGTCTAGAAGAGCCTGATACTGATTAAGAACATAGACTCTGACCCAGCTTGCAGCCTTACCAAGAATGATCTTGTCATAATAGTTGGGCTGTAGGTTTTCCTTATTCTCTCGCTTGCCGTTTAGCTCATAACCCTCGATGGCTCCGGCGCTGCTTTTGATTTCTTTCATTGCGCTAGGCTGGGAAAAGAACATCCAATCGTCTGGCTTGATTAAAAGAAGCTTCTCTTCTTCTGCCATGTATTCAGGCGCTGGTACTTCTCCCGACATGATTCCCCACCAGTGCGTTTCATCTGGTGCGTTTGTGTCCATAATAACGCCGTACCAGCTAGGACCACCATCACGCATAGAGGGAAAGCGGCCCACGCGCATTGTACAGGCGTCGACAATTGATTTAGGGATCTCTCGTGCTTCATTGATCCATACTCCTGTAAGTTCCAATGACAGCAGCTTCTTTATGTCTTCCTGTTTGTCCAAAGCCAAGAAGATGACTTCAAGCTCAACAGTGGTTTTGTCACCAAGACCAAAATTGACAAGATGTGTGTACGGAGGCGACCACACAAACTTGCCAATCTCGTCTGAAAACCAGTCACGCCATGTTTTGATCGTGGTGGTTTTAAGCTGCGGATTCGTATTTCGAATAACAGCCCATCTGCTTCTTCTTATTCCAGCTTCATTTGGCTTCTGATTAACTGCACGGCGCATGATCTCCATGCAGCATGTAACAGACTTGCCAGATCCTACCGGACCCCTGATCCCACGAACAAATGCACTGTCCTTCATAAAGGACTTAGCTATAGGACCAGGAGGTTTGTAGTCTAGATTCACCTTATTGGCCGATGTCTTGTCTACCAAGAAACTTACGACGAGA